TGCTTATTCCCGCTATAATGGTGTAGCTTGGGATGCAAACGGTATCTTGCACCTTAATCGAATTTCTTCTACATGTGTTGTAGACATTGGTGCAAAATTCTCCAAAATCAGCAGGGTGTTGTAAAATCGCTTTAAGCTTACAACACAATCTTTTGCTTCCAAAGCAAGAGAAGGTGCCAATCCTCGTCTCGTTAGCTAGGTCATATAAATTCTCAAGATGCATATTGACCAATTTGTTCATGCTAACCACGCAGCACCTAATCCTATCAATATCATTCATATACGTGATAGGATAATTGCCGATCTTACCGGCCGACTATAACTTAACCTCGATTACGGAGTTAATATAATCCCTCCTCTTCCTATGCACGGCGGTGTGATACGCATTGATGTAAACGGACACTCCATCTAAGCTCTTCGAGTAGATGTCTCTACACTTTTCTAGAGACTTGCTAATAGAGAAACGATTCAGTCACTCCTCATCGACTCGCTCATGATGTCTTATGTTCCTATCCGCCCTCGTAGCGATCCATATGATATCAACTACTACTCGAAATAACTACAGGCCTATAACAATGCATCATTGGCCTAAGTTGATATGTCGAGCGGTATTCGCCGCATAACTCCTTACCAGGGTTATATTCAGGACTGGCAAAACGAAATTTCAATTGTTGCTAGTTCTGCTCCTGTCCTCGAAATTCGTGATCTCTTGCGTGATCCAAATACTCAAATTCATTATTTGATGTTTGACTCACACTATTATCTCTCTGATTACGAAATCACCATTCCGGGTCAAGTGTACATTGTAGGAGGCGATTTCCCTACATATCCCGGTACATATTTCTTGCCTCATTGTTAAGGCAGATTCACGATTGCACCTATCCCAAAGAATGGTCATTATATCGGTGAAATGAATATGTTCACTTCCTCGTCTGGCACAACTTATTGCCATCCTCTCGTTCATATCAACGAGCCATAATTACGCATTGATTATGGTTGGTATGCTCACGTGTATCATCAATGCCACTCTTCAGTTTTATCAATTAAAACAATTGAATATCCGTCTCCTCTTCAATCCAAATAATTGCTCTAGTTGACCCAATGTTCTCCTCAAACTGAATGGTTTCGTCGTCAATTCTCCAAGTAAGATATTTAAAAATCTTAGCAGGTCCGTGCATTCCTCAGATAATATGAAGATATTGAGGATTCTTTTGAATACGACTTTTAGACCGATGACATCGACGTTGTTAAACGTTTTGTCGGTCTCACAGCAGATTTCCGG